ATGGTCTGCCCTTGGCCCGCACACGGTCTGGCACGCTTCGGCTTAGCCAGGATGAGCGCGGCCTGTATATGGAAAGCGAACTTGACCGCAATGACCCGGACGTTCGCGCTATTGTGCCGAAGATAAAACGTGGCGATTTGGACAAGATGAGTTTTGCTTTCACGCCCGAGCGTCAAGCGTGGGACGACAGCGGCGAAATGCCAAAGCGTTCCATTAAGGACTTGCGACTCTATGATGTTTCTATTGTGACGAACCCTGCTTATGAAGGCACCGAGATCGGCTTGCGTGCGCTTGAGGCGCATCGTGAGGCGCAACGCAAGACACAAGCGGCCCGCCGCCTTCGGATGAAAGGCCGTTTGACCGAATAGCAGCGGCTCTCCCGCTGTTTTGCCCGTCCCGCGCCTTGGGCAAGCGCTTGGATTGACCGTCGTGATGACAGGACAGTCCCTTAGATGGAGGCCCGAAATGGCTGATATTAAAGACCTGCGGGAGAAGATGGCGAACATCGCCACCGAGGCCCGCTCCAAGCTGTCAGAAGTGACCGACGAAACCCCCGAAGAACGTGCCGCTGAGGTTGAGCGTGAGTTTGACGCCATGATGGCGGATCACGACAAGCTGGCCGCAAAGGTTGAGCGTCTTGAAAAAGTCGAAGCCGCGCTGCGTGCTGGCGAGGAAATCGACTATGACAAGCGTCCGCAGTTTGAAGGCCGCTCGGCTCCGGCTGTTGATGACGGCCTGCGCATGGACTATCGCCAAGCTTTCGCTGAGATGATTGCTTCGGGTGGCGATGCTTATGTTGACGCTGAGGTTCGCAATGTTCTTAAAGAGCATCGCGCCCAAGTCGGTGGCACCGACAGTGCTGGTGGTTACACGGTTCCGACCGAACTGGCGACCTTCATTGAGAAGGCGATGATTGCAACTGGTCCGATGTATGGCGACCAGTTTTTCACCGTCATCAACTCGACCGATGGCCGCACCTTCAACATTCCGACTGTTGACGACACCACTGTCACCGCAGTTGCTCACACCGAAGGCACCCAGCCCACCGATGACGGCGGCAAGGATGTCACCTTTGGCCAGAAGTCGCTTGGCGCATACGCCTTCGACTCCGAGTGGGTCCGCTGGTCGGCAGAACTGAATGCTGACAGCATTCTGAACATGGAAAGCCTGCTGGGCGAACTCCTGGGCGAACGCCTTGGCCGTATTGCTAATAGCAAGCTGACTGTCGGCACTGGTTCGTCGGACGTTGAGGGCATCGTGACCAACTCGGCAGAGGGCAAGGTTGCCGCTTCTTCGAGCGCGATTACCGCCGATGAGATCATTGATTTGATCCACTCGGTTGATCCGGCTTATCGGAATGCTCCGAACACCGCGATCATGATGGGCGACAGCACTCTGGCTGCGGTTCGTAAGCTGAAGGATGGCGACGGAAACTACCTCTGGCAGATGGGCAACTATCAAGCCGGTATCCCGCAGAACCTGCTTGGCTACAATGTCGTGGTCAACCAGGCGATGGACGGCATCGGTGATGGCGTTAACAGCAAGGTCATGCTGTTCGGTGATATGTCGAAGTTCTACGTCCGCAAGGTTGGCGCACCGTCGCTCTACGTTGCGCGTGAGCGTTTTGCTCCTGACTTCGGCATCCTTGGCTACATCCGCTTCGACGGTGTTCTGGCCAATACCGCCGCGATCAAGCACCTGGCTCTGGCTGCTACCTAAGTCGGTTTCTAGGTGGGGCGGTTCGCCGCCCCACTCACTAAGCTGACAAGGAGGCTAATATGCCCAAAGTGAAACTTCTGACTTCGATGGCTGGCATTGATTTTTCGCACAATGCGGGGGACGTGATTGACTGCAACAAAGCAGAGGCCGTTCGCTTCATTGATACGGGCATTGCCGAGCCAGTGCAGGAAAACCGTATTGAAACGGCGGTCAAGAAAAAGCGCGGTCGCAAGGCCATTTCTCAAGAGCCTCTTGAGGCACCTACCGACGAGGGCTAATACATGGCCAAGCCGCTCAAGTGCCACCACGCGTTAGAACTTGTGGAAGCGCCTGCGATTACGCCTATCACTTTGGCGGAGGTCAAGGCGCAACTGCGCGTGGAGCATTCCGATGATGATGACCTGCTGACGCGCTTGATTGACGTGGCGGTTGCTTTCACGGATGTTCAAGGCGCACTTGGGCAAGCCATGATTACACAAAAGTGGGCGCAATGGATTGACAGCACGCCGCCGCAATCTGTGAAGCTGATCCTCGGGCCGTTCCAAGTGCTTAACGCGGTTCGGTATTACGACACCGATGGCGTCTTGCAGGATGATGACGTGAACAACTATGAAATCTTCGGCACTTCGACTTACACGATCATTGAGCCTGCATCCGGCCAAAGTTGGCCGGTGACGCAGGACCGCCAAGACGCGATTAAGATTGAATACACAATCGGGTTTGGTGATGCGGTTGACGATGTTCCGCAGACGATCCGCCATGCTTTGATGCTTCTAGTCGGTCATTGGCATGACCACCGTGAGCAATCCGGCATGGATGAGCTATCAAACATCCCCTTTGGCTTTGAAAGCCTTCTGAACATCCACCGGAATAGCTGGTATGGTTAAGGCTGGCCAATACCGCGAACGTGCAGAGTTCCAGCGCCTCGACGAAGGCGCTGTTGATGCTTATGGCAATGTCTATAGTGGGTGGTCTACACTGGCAACGCGCTGGGCTGACATGCGTGAGCAAACCGGCAAAGAGGACATCCAAGGCGGCGTTTTGGCCGATGTCGGTCGTGCGACTATGCGTGTTCGCAGCGACAGCACCACGCAGGGCATCACGGCGGCGGATCGTGTTGTCATTCGCGGCAGCACTTGGGCGATCAAAGATGTAATCCAAGTGGACCGCAAGGCGACCATGCTTGAGTTCAAGCTAGAACGCGGGGTGGCGGCATGAGGGTTATTGGCGACAAAAAGCTAAAGCGCCAGTTTCGCAAAATGCCCAAGACGGTAGAGGCGCGGCTGGTCAAGTCGGTTAAGCGAAACACCGAAGCGACCGCGCGGCTTGCGCGTTCTCTGGTTCCCGTGGCAAGCGGCGAACTGAAGGGATGGATTTTCACGCAGTATGACGAAGGCGGCCTTGTAGGTTCTGTTGAAGCCGCGCCCGCGACTAAAGATGCGCAGATCAAGGCGCGTTCTGTTGAGTTCGGTCGCAAGGGCGGCAATCGGGGAACGACCGATCCTTCGCCATACATTCGCATTGCCCAGCAGCACACGGGCAAGAAGTTCCAGCGGTCGGTTAAGTCCGCAATCAAGAAGGGCTTGAAAGAGGCGACCAATGGCTGACGGCTTTGCGCTCGACTTGCAGAAAGCGGTTCGCGCGGCTTTGGTTGCTGACGCGGGTGTAACGGCTTTGGTCGGCCAGCGCGTTTATGACGAGCCGCCGCAGGACGTGACTTTTCCGTATCTCCGCTTTGGCGAAACCCAGCCTAGCGCGTTTGACACCGACACCACGGAAGGGTCCGAGGTCAGCCTTTCTCTTGAGGCGCACTCTCGCAGCGCGTCAGGGCGTGTTGAGGCTGTCCGCATAGTGGAGGCTGTCAAAGAGGCTTTGCACCGCCAAGAGGCGTCTTTGACGCTTGCGCAGCATAACTTGGTGGAGATGATTTTTCAGACGTATTCTGTTACAAGAGATGATGAGGGCCGTGGGTATACGGCTGTCATTGCACTTCAAGCAATGCTTGAGGAAGCCGCCTAAACCCCGCGCTGTGGGCAAGCGCAAATGATGGAGGCCGATCATGGCTAAACAACTTGGACGCGCCCTGCTCGTTAAGATCGGGGATGGCGAAGCATCGGAGGTTTTCAGCAATCTCTGCGGATTGAACAGCAAGTCGCTGACGATCAACAATTCTGCAATCGACGTGACCACGCCGGATTGCACCACGCCGGAAGGCGCGCTTTGGACCGAAACTCTGGCCGGTCTGAAGAACGTTTCCGTGTCGGGCGATGGGTTCTTTGAGGACAGTGCCGCAGAAGCCCGGATGAATACCGTGGCCATGCAGAATGACAATCAGGCAAACTTCGAGATCGTGGTTCCTGACTTTGGCACTTACGCTGGCGCTTTCCGTCTAACATCTGTGGAGTTTGGCGGCGAGACTGAAGGCGGTGTTACCTATAGCATCAGCCTTGAAAGCACTGGTGAAGTCACGTTCACTGCGGCAACTTAATGGGCATTACCGCAGAAGCACCAAGAGGGGGCGTCGTCGAGTATCTCGGCGGCGCTTCCTATACGTTTATCTTGCGTAATCGTGAAATCGAAAGGTTCGAGGACAAGCATCGTGGCATCTTTGAAGTCTGGGAAGGTTTTTTCGGTCGGGGCAAGAAACCGTCGTCAAAAGAAATCCGAGACTTGCTTGCACTTGCGCTGGTCGGTGGCGGCAAAAAAGACCATGAAGCGGATCAAATCATCGCTAAGTGCGGGCCGGATCAGCTAATGACGCTCTTTGAAATCTGCCAAGCGGTTGTCGGTGTGGCTTTCATGCCGGATGCGATTGATGAGGCCGCAAAAAAAAAGACCGAGGAGGGCAACAGCCAAGACGGCTTAACGTCCGAAACATGATTAAGAACGGGATTGTCGCGGGGTTAAAGCCAAATGAAATCCGTGATATGATCCCGAAGGATACATTCCTGGTGTTTGAGGGTTGGTCGGAAGCCCACTCACCAAAGAAGCCCGGTTCTGAGGCCATGACTGCCGAGGAATACAAGAGACTGGTGGATAAAGTCGATGGCGATCAGCGCAGCAGAACTTAATGTCACAAAGAGTTTCAGCGCAAGATGAAATCCGCTGAGCGCCGGGTTGAGCGTTTCAAAAAGCGATCCACCACTGGGCTTAGTTCTGTAACCAAGTCTTTCGGGGCTTTGTCAAAAGCTGCGGCTGCATTTCTTCCGGCTTTGAGCGCTGGTGCTATTATTTCTCAGACGCGGCAAGTTGTTGCGTCTCTTGACAACATTGGCAAGACAGCAGACCGCCTTGGTCTAACGACAGATGCTTTGCAGGAATTGCGATCTGCGGCTGAGCAATCAGGCGTTTCGGTCAATACCTTTGACATGGCCATGCAGCGGTTTGGTCGTCGTCTTGCTGAAGCTCGCCAAGGAACCGGCGAAGCACAAAAAGCATTTGAGGAAATGGGCATTTCCTTGGTTGATGCTGGTGGCCGCGCCAGAAGCATGGAGGATGTTCTGGGTGACGTGGCAAACGCCATGTCGCAGATGACAAACCAGACTGACCGCAATCGTTTGGCAATGCGTCTTTTCGACAGTGAGGGCGTTGCACTTGTGAACATGCTGCGCGATGGCGCTGACGGAATGGAGGAAATGAGGGCCAAGGCTAGAGAACTTGGAATTGTCATTGATGAGGAACTGATACGAAATGCTGAAACGGCGCAGACTGAACTTGACCTTATGGCGCGAGTTATCGACGCTAACCTGTCATCTGCACTTGTAAATCTTGCGCCGCTTCTAGTGAACGCCGCCCAAAATATTGCAGAAATCACAAGAGCCGTTTCTGGATTCTTGCAAGTGAATAGCCAGCTTGGGCAAGGCCCGCTTGGTGGTGGTTTCGAAAATATGAATCCTGAGCAAATTCGTGCTTTGGCCGCTGAATATGAAGGGCTTGAGGGTGAATTGGCAAAGGTTGAGCAGGCTCAAGCCGCAGTAAATTCAAATCTTGAGAGGGCGCAGAGACTTGAAGAAGCCGGAGACCTGCGCGGCGCTGCTGCGGCAGATGATCAGGCTGAAAAGTTCCAGGAGCGGCTGGACGCCGCTCAAGCGGCGCTAGAAGCGGAAGTCAAGTTGCGCCAAGAGCAAGAGCAAGCAGAAGCGAACGCTCTTGCTCTTATTGATGCCACACGCACTCAAACAGAAGAACTTGAAAAACAGGCAGAACTGCAAGCTATGTCTGCCGAAGAACGAGAGCGTGAGAGAATTGCTCAAGACGCTATTGCGAAGCGTCAAGCGCTTCTAAATCAAATGGAAGCGTCTGGTATGAACATAACTCAAGGCGTTCTTGATAACTTGCAAATCATGATGCAAAGGTATGAAGCCGCAGCCATTGCCGCTTCGCCGATCTTGAACACGATGGAGCGCACGGGTGGCGCGGCTGGTCGCGTCAATGATAAAATTGAAGATGTTCGTGAAAACGTCGAGGAAACCGAAAAGTCCCTTGAGGAAATGCTGCAAGACATGATTGCGGCATCGCCTGCTTTGCAGAAGCTGGGCTTTGATGCTGAAAGCCTGCAAGGCGTTATGTCTACG